TTTTCATTATAAGATATCTTAATATGAAAGGATTTTACATTTTTAAGACTTTTATAAATTTCATGATCTACTATTTCATGCAAATGGGACGCTGTTATAAAACTTGCATTTTTTTCACTCAATAATTTAATCATGGTTAACACTATAATTAACCCTGATTCATATTCTGTTCCTCTACACACCTCATCCGCAATAATCAATGATTTATTATCAGTTCTTTTTAATATATTTCTAATCTCTAGCATTTCTACAGTAAAAGAAGATAATCCCTTAAACAAATTATCATTACCTGAAATTCGAGTAAATAAAGAATTATATGGTGAATATTTAAATTTAAGACATGCTACAGGATATCCTATTTGAGCTAAAATAATATTTAACCCCACACTCTTTTGCAAGGTTGATTTACCAGCTGAATTAAGTCCAAAGAGGGTAATACCTTTTGAATCTAAGCCAAGATTCATGTCAAATGGCACGTAATTGTCTGATATTTGTTCCACAATAGGATGTCTTATTTTTTCACATGAAAACCATGATTTAGTATCTTCTGAAATCTCAGGAATAGTATATCTATATTTTTCTATACACATTGCACCACTGTAAATAAAATCTACATAACTAATCCAATTAATAATGCATGTAATTTGTAATTTATATTTTTCACAAAAATCAATACAATACTTTTTATACGCTTCCTGTACTTTAATATTCATCTCAAATTCATTTTTAATTAATTCATCTGACAATTTTCTTAATTGATCTGAAAATATCTTAGTCCCTGATACAGAATTATCTTTTCCCACAAATTCAGATATATTAATTTTATCTATTACATTATTTTTCTTCTTAATACTATCTTCAATTTCTTTCCAACGTTTCTTAGTTGTAATTAAATGCCACCCATCACGTTCATTAAATTCTAATTTACACGCTACCGTTTTTTTCTTGTTTTTATCTATTTCAAATTCTTCAATATATTTTGCAATTTTATTTAATAATATTCGAATTCCATCTATTTTTAATTGAATTGTATCTATTTCCAGATTGATTTTTGGTAAGAAAATATTCTCAGAAATATTCATGATATTAGTATTAGTACTACTATATAATTTATCAATATCAAATGTACTATTTAATATATTATAAATTTCTAAACTACTTTTATCTGATAATTCATATATATTTTCTAATTTAGTATGTAAATTAATTGCTCTCTTATAACTTACAATCCATTTATATAATTCATTTGGATTTAACTCACCCATTTGTAATTTTTTATGCATCTTTTCCATATCACATATATATTGTAGATCTTCTTTTAATGAAATATTAATTTTTCTAATTAAATCATATCTATCATTAATTTTCTTAATATTGGTTAAAGGGTGAGTTAATTCTCTTTTTAGGAATCTTCTACCCATTGGTGTTAGTGTAAAATTAACTACATCAAATAATGATTTATACCTATTACCAATTTTATTTTGATTAGGATCACTATTTAATACATTTAATTGTTGAATTGCATTATTACCCAGATATAAATATGATTTATCAGTATAATTTTGTACATTTGTTAAATTCTTTAATAATTCAGGGTTATGCATTTCAATGTAATTTAATAATAACATTAATGAAATTCTCCCATAATGATATTGTTCTATTTCTAAATATTCAATTGGATTTTTTTGACCAAATATTTTAGTTAATACATGTTTTTGATATGACAATTTATGAAATAATTTATCCTTGCTATTAAAAATATAATAATTTTTATCTATTTCCAAATATTTTAATTTTTCATTTGTCCACTTACAACTTTCATCTGAACTTAAAATAATTTCTGATGGTTGATATGTATTAATATATAAACTAATCTCGTCTAAAGCCTGATAAAAATCATCTTTGTTACACAATGCATCTTTAATTTCCAATAATCCAGTACCAATATCACAAATAGTTACCCCAATAATATCCAAATTATTATCATCTTTATCTAACCATATACTCAATATGTAATTATTGTCTTTATTATCTAAATCAATCATAGTTCCTCGGGAATAAATACCTTTGGTCGTACGTTCTATTTTTCCATTATTAACAGGATTTATTTTCCCATGAATTTTTCCAATTGCATTTTGTTCAATTACTTTTACTTGATAACCTGCATCGACTAAAATATTTAAATATTTATTTAATGATTGTAATGGAAATCCTAACATTTTAACACCATCTTTTTTTGAAACCGCACAATTCATTACATCACTTAATATATCTAAATTATATCCTTCAGAATCTAATTGATATGCTTCATAAAATGACCCAACTTGATAAAATACTAAACTTTTATCTTTACCATATTCTAGTGAAAATTCGTGATATTCTTTAAAATATTTATCGATTAATTTCATTATTTAAATTAATATTAATTATTAATATTAGTTTAACTTAACTTTTTTCTAATAAAGATATTTCTAATGAATCTTTTGTATAAAAACTTTTTGTATGACTTAGAACACCTACTATTTCGGGTAATTCAAAATTAGGCACATTTTTGAATTTTTCATAACATGCATCTCTTACACTTTTTGGTACTAAATTATTACCATCTAATGTTACCTGATTAATATCCGCTTTAATATATCTCATAAATGTTTTACAATCTCTTCTAGCATTTGGTGGTAATGCAACAATTTCTTCTATTTTAGATATAATTATTGACCATTGTGATGCAAATTTTTTATGAGATTCTGCTAATGGCTGATACGCTAATTTATCTTGTAATATATTCAATGTTGATGTCAGTATAGATATACTGCCAAATATCCATATTAACTGAAATCCACCTATATTAACATTCCCTGCAATTATATTACTTAGACCTGATACTGCTGTTAATAAATTAATTATTATCATAAATATCTTGGATCTTTTTAGATAATCAATACTGGTTTCACTGTGCATCCATTCAAAACATTTTGCATTATCACACCATGATGTTAATAGTGTATCTATTTCTTTTGACCATGTTAAATTGGAACTTTCTTCTTCTTCTTTTGATTTATTTTGTTCTTGACTCATTTATTTATATATATTTAATATGAATAAATATTCACGAGAAAAAAACAATATTTCTAAATATAGAAAATTTGGTATTACTTATAATTTATCAGATAAAATAATAATATTTGATACATACTTTGGACTATGTAATCAAATATATGATATTCATCATGGTATTAAATATTGTGTAGAAAATAACATTAAATTTACTTTTAGATATGCTAATTTTAGAAAAGATGATTTACTAACATATTATAATGTTAATTTTGAAGATTTATTTGATATTTCATTATTTAAAAATATTAATCTATATGTTGATCTACATACATTAGATTTAAATAAGACAAACACATATAATTTAGATACCAATATTATTGCTACAAAATTATTAAAACATAATATAAAATATATTCAAACTATCAAAGAACCATACATCGTAATTAAAGGTATGTTTCAATTAATTAATAATAAGGAAATTAATACGGATATATTAAATATTATCCAACCAGCACCAAAAATAATGGAAATATATAAAAATATATGTAATAAATTAAAATTAGATAAACCTTATAATTTTTTACATTATAGATATGAACATGATTTTACATCTCTTCATAATATATCTAATACTGCTTCATTAGATATAATACTCAATAAAATAAAATTTAAAAATAATGAAGATAATATATACTTAGCATCTTCTAATATAAAAAATATATTAAAAAATAATAATTTAATTTATAAAAATGAAGATGAATTAAAAGAATTAAATTTTGAAGAACGTGCATTTATTGATTTTATGATTGGAAAAAATTCTAGGGAAATATATGGTCATCCAAAATCTTCTTTTTCTTGGATGTTGAATATATTAAAAGGGACTGAGAATTATTATTGATTTATTAATGGTATATTATTAAATTTTGATGCAATTATAGAAAAACCAGATGTTGTTGGACTATAAATTAATTTTGAATTTGATAATATATATAATTCTGTTATTGCATCTAATATCTGTTTACTATTTGTATTAGATAAAGAAGTATGTCCTATATTAGTATTAGCTATAATAATATTATTATATTTTTCTTTTATTTTTAATTTATAATTATTATTATCACAGCAAAAAAATATATTTTCATTATAATTTTTTTCAATAAATTTATATAAATTTTCTTCTGAAAAATTTCTCTCATCATCTGTAACAACTACAAAATTTTTATCAGTTTCTAAATATTTATCACCCAATCTTATATGTATAGATATATAATTAGTTATGTCTTGTGGAAATAATTGTTTACTATTTATTTTTACTTCATCGGTAAAGTAAAATACATCTTTAATATCTATATTATAATCATAATTGAATGAATTATAATACATTTGTGGTTTTACAACTTCATATAAATCTAATTGTGTTATCATATCTTGATTAATATACATCATATCATTTCTTAATCTAATATATTTCTCAATATCTATATTATTTTGTTTATAAAATAACTGTTTATTATTTTTCATACATGATTCTAATACAAACATAAAATATTTAATACAATCACCAACTCCACCATCACCTATATTGAAATCATATATGATTTTTTTTTTATATGAATAAAAATTTTTGAGATATAATTCTATATTAGAATTAGATGGTGTTAATAGCAATGTAGTAAAATTAGAAATTTTTTTATATAAAATCCTAGTAAATAAAATATACAATACCACACCTAAAAATAAATAAATATATATATTATTTTTATTCATATTATATATATTTATTAATAATTTTACCGTAGTATCTAAGATTACACTCTATAGATTTTGAAATATTAAATAGTTCTTTTGATATATGTGTACCTAATTTATCTTTAGATTCCTCATAGATATAATCATATTTACTATCATTCCAATTATCAGGGATAATTTCTTTTAAATCTACAAGCAATTGATCATATGGTAGTCCTCCACCTCTAGTATTTCTTTTGGTACATAATTTATCAATAGCTGACCCAAAATCTAAATATATATTATTGGGATTAGACTTTACTAAGTTAGATATTAATACTTTTGCACCCATACCACATGCAGTTATTACAATAAATTGCTCATCTGTATTATTCATTATATCTCTAATTTGACCTAATATATTTTCATATTGTGTATCAAACCAATTATTAATTGATATATGTATAACATGATCAATATTAAATAATATTTTTGATTTTATTAATAATGGATTACATACAATAATTTTTTTTAAGTTTGAAAAACGTATTTTTTTATATAAATTAACCTTATCTGATTGATTTTCACCGTCCATAATAATAGTATGATAATTTGCCCAATTAATATGATGATTATCTACCAAGTTTTTCCAAAAATTAGCATATTCTGTATTAAACCAAAATCCAATATATGTATTATTATTATTTTTAACTATATATTTAAAAGATTCTATTAAGTTATCTTTTAATTTTTTTGTGTATTTATCATTATCACAATTAGCACCATCTTTATCAGTAACTGCAAAATATTCTCCATCACCATATTTAGAAAATGATACCGGAATTTTATTTTCAATACAATGTGTTAAATAATTAGTAATATTCTGTACTTTAATATTTGTATCTGATGGTGGATATAATGGTAATGTTGTAAAATTATATAATTTATTATATAAAATTCTAGTAAATAAAATATACAATACTACACCTAAAAATAAATAAATAAATAAATTATTTTTATTCATATATATATATATGAGAAAATATATAATATATTTTTTAGTTTTAATTTATTTTTATTATATCTTTTATAATTATCATGAAAAATTAGATAATGTACATGATAAAAATAAACTTGTTTATTATACATGTTTTTTTGGAGATAATAATAATATTGCTAATATGATAAATGATCCACCATCAAATTATTATGATTGTTATTATTTTACAAATAATCAATTAACATATAATTCTTTAATAAATACAAATTGGATACCAATTTTTATAGATATACCTATTAAAGATACATTAACTGAAAATGCAATGGATGCAAAAGAATTAAAAGCATGTCCGCATCATTTTAAAGAATTAACAAAATATGAATATACATGTTATTTTGATTCAAAATTAATTGTTAAATCAAATGAAGTTGAAGATATGATAAATAATATTTTAAAAGATTCTCAATTTTTATATATAGTAAGTAAACATCCATTTTTAACTAGTAATAATGTATGGGATGAATATAATGAAAGTTTTCATCAACCAAGATATGCAATTGAAAAAGATAAATATTATAATTATATCATAAAACAATTAAATAATGGATTAAGTGATACATCAGATGTACATTATCAAACTGGATTTATTATAAGAAAATCCAGTGAGAAAACAAATGAAATAAATGATCTATGGTATGAACATATAAAAGAATGTGGTATTGAGTGTCAAATTAGTTTCTTTTTTATTCAACAAATATATAAAAAATATATATATACTATAGAAACATATGGATATACATGAAGTGATAAAAATTAATATATTATTAAATATCAACAACCTCATTCCAAACAGCAATTCTCTGTGTAACCCCTAATCTATTAACTAATTTTATATTTTCAAATCCAATTAATTGTGGTAATATAAATTCAATTGAATTTTCAACTAATTCTGTATTTTTTATATTATTATATAAAATTTTATATGAATTTTCATATAAGTTAAATTTAGTATATGGTATCATATAAAAACATGTATAATAAAATATACCAAATTCATTATTACTAGAAAATATAATATTATTACTTAAAAATTTATTATATTTAAATTTATTATTTAAATAATATCTACCTGATATTTTGAAAAATCTATCAAATTTAATATCTAACTGTTTAAATAAATCTAAAAAATACATAATTTGATAACCTTCTGCAATAGATTTATATATATTTCTATCAGTGTAATACTTTAATTTTTTATCATATATTGGATTAATAAATACATCACATAATTCATTTAATTTATTGTACATATCTCTATCAAGATTACTATTATCTATTAAAAATATACATGAATCTGGTATTTTTTTCCGAATTGATTCAATTGTATCTAATGTTTGTTCATATCTAGTTTCTGTTGAATATATACTTCTATTTTCAACATAACTAAATGGTTTGCTAGATACAATAATTTTAGACGTAATTAATACTATATTTGAATAATATGTTCTTGTCTTACCTCTAATTTTACTTAAAATATCATTAAATTCTTCTGTATTTTTATCTATATATTTAATATTATCTATATCATAATTTAACATCGAAAAATCAAATAATTCAAATGTATACTTATTATATATTATATAACATATTAAAACTATATATATCGCTATAAAAATATTAAATAAATTATTATTTTTATCCATACTATATAAAAATATTAATTTATTAAATCGTCTAATTTCTTTTTTAATTTTTTAATTATTATATCATATAATTCTTTTTTACTATCTTCTATATCAAACCATTTAATATCATATGCTTCTAAATAATCTTTTACATCTTTATACATCATTGATTTACTATATACATTTCTAGCAATATATTGTAATTTATTTTCATATTCAGATTCTTTAGTTTTATTTAATTTATATTCTTTTGATGATTTTACCATACTATATCCATCTTTTGATTTTTTAACATAATTTAATATGTATGGGTATTGATTTGGTAGAATAAAATTATATATATTAGTATATATTTTTTTCATTACTTTTTGATGAAGATCCGAATCTTCATTTACATCTTGATATTCATATCTAGATGCTAAAATTGGTGGATATTTAAATGATTGTACTGGTATAGTTGTTATAGGTTGTTGACTTAAACTTACAACTGTTTGCCTCCCAATAGCATCAGTTAATACTACTGAATTATTACCATCCAAATTTATAATAGGTGTATTTTGAACTGTTTCTCCTGCAGGTACTATTACAAATGAACTTGACATATAATATACATATATATATTATTTTTATCAATAAAAAATTGAATAATATTTTCTATAATCTTTTGTTATAATTATAATATTTATAATGTTAGACACTATTATCTATTATGTCCAACACAACGGATTTCAAAGAGATACAATTCCCATATTATTTACAAATAAATCATTCTATAATAATCATTATTTGTGGCATAAAATTGTCAATTTAAAACACACATTAACACCATTAATGTGTGCATCATATAATATTAATTATGATAGAGTTAAATTTTTATTAGATTCTGGTGCATATGTAAATACATTAGATAGTAGTAAGCAACCTGCACTATTATATACATTAACTGCATATAAACAGCTCCCAAATAATTGTACAAAATGCCCTAATTGTAATCATAAACGTAATGAAATTATAAAAATTATTAATGAATTATGTGAATGTAATCAAAATCTAAATATTCTTACAATTACTCTAGATAATATGGTAATGTTTGCAATAAAATTAAATTTTATTGAAGCAATCGAAATATTTTGTAAATATGATTTTGATATAAATCATAAAAATATCAATGGTAAAACGGCAATGTCTATAGCAATAGCAAATATTTCTCCACTTATTTGCTATTACTTATGGAAAAAAGGTGCAAATATTAATACAGTTGATTCTAAAAAACATACATTTTTAATGACGCTGGTATATGAATATAATGAATTAATTACATATGAAATGATTGAAGAAGTTCTACAAAATAATCCAGATATGAATGCATTAGATAGTAATAATTGTAATGCATTAGCTTATGCATGTAGTAGTAATAATTTACCTACAAAAATAGTTGAACTTTTAGTAAAATATGGTGTTGATGTCCATGTTACATTATATTGGGCAATTGATAAAAACAAAATTGATTACATTAATATATTATGTAAATCTAAAAATATAATTTTCTATGATGATTTGATTAAATATGCTAAAAAATCAAAAAATAAAGTGATTGAAAAATTACTAATAAAAAATTTAAACAAATTATAATTTGTCAATAAAAATACTTATTTTTTTAATATCATCAAAATCTTTTGCAGATAATATCATTTTATATATTTTATTTACCATATCATCATTGATTTTTATACTTAAAAATAATAATACTTTAGATATAATATTCAAACATATTTCTGGTGAATTAATAATTGTTTTTTGATATTCATATATACCATATAAAAATATTCTTAATACAGTAGCATTTGCTATATTAGAATTTAATCTAGTATTTATAAAATTATTTAGTGTAAGTAAAGAATTTATATCAAAAATATATAGGTATTCTTTTTTTGTAAAAGAAAAAGTAGGTAATACTTGATTATTATTTTCTTTTTCCATATTATTAAGAAATGAATAATTTTCAAAATAATTTTGTAAAAGTTATTGATTATTCTAAAAATTTAGAAAATTATGATCAAAAACAATTATATAATTCTATTATTGATTTACGTCAAATGCATGGTGATATGTTAGGTGGATTTTACAAGAATTTAGGTTCTGATTTAAATAATCAAGATACTAAACTTGAATTAAGTTTTTTAGATTCTATGATTGATACTACACGCAAAGTATTACAATTAGCTGAAAGTAAATTTAATTATAATGATACTAATCAAATTAATTTAAATATGAAAGGTGGGGCTTCTAAAGAAGATGATACTGAAGAAGAAGTAGAAAAAGTAAAAGCAAAAAAATCTAAATACGATGATTATAAAACTACCCCTATATTATTTGCATTTACTGCTAAATGGTGTGGTCATTGTCATCATTTTTTGCCTATATTTGAAAAATTAAGACAAGAATATGTAGATGATAGTAAATTAAAATGTTTAAATATAGATGAAGAAAATAATAGAGATTTAGTTGAAAAGTATGGTATTGAAGGATTTCCTACTATACAATTATATGATGGTAAAAATTTTCATGATTTTACAGGTGGTAGAGATATTAATAATATTAGAGATTTTGTTAATAAAATTTTAAAATGTAATGCAATTAAGGATTAAAATAATAAATTAATTATTTTAATCTCCATATCTAAAATATCCACCAATAGCTCTCATACTGTCTGGATCATTTAATTCTTGTGATCCTGATACTGAAAATGGTGCTGGTTGACTGAGGTGTGCTGTTATTGAATCTGTATACGGTGATAAATCAACAGTTGTCTTTAAATGATCTAGTACAGGATCTGTATATTTTGACATAGGACCAAGATCTGTTCCTAAATGTTCTTTTAATCTACCCATATGATCTTTTGTTTTTTCATGATACATTAAATTATATCCTGCACAAATAATAAATATTATTGATAGAAAACATAAAACAAAAGATGCAATCATTGTTCCAGTAACTTTCATTGTTAATCCTAATATTACGGATACAATCCCCATTGTAATCCCTAATATTAAAATAACAATTAATATAGTATGACTTTGTTTTTTAAAAAAATCAAACATTATTTATAATATATATATATATAATATTATTTATTATTTTTATATATTATCATACATGATATATCTGCATATTTTATATCAACAATTTCATATTTTCCATTAAATTCTGATAATACTTGATTTATTTTATCTTCAAATGTTTCAACTTGATTATTTTTTGAAGTTTCTGGATTTTTAATTATTTTTACACGTAGTAAATTTTTTTTCTCGTATGTATTTGAAATAAAATAATTTTTATGATCTTCAAAAGATCCACATATAATTTCACTAGACATTTATATATATTTATATATATATAAATATTTATTTCATATCATCCCTAATTTTTTGAATAAATGCTTTTTTATTTTCTCTATACAATTTTGCAGCATCCACATTTGCCGCAGAATCTGGATTTGGTTCATTTAACAATACTAAAATACTTAAAAATATAGTCCTTACCGTTTGAATTGGCCGCCATCTTTCCAATTCATGTTCACCACTAGTTACATCAGTACCTTTATGTAAGATTGAAATGCATAGATCACCAATGTTGTATTTGCCTTCATCTGCACTACCATTATAAACATTCGGGTGAAATATTTTTGTTAAAAATCTAACTTTAGGAGGATCAAAAGGATATGTTTGTGGAAAAATAATTTCACCTTCATAGATACCACCTTCATATGGTGTACCCTTTAATCCATAAATTGTAAATTTCCAACGAAATAAATTATCTGAATCAGCTCCAAATAAAATTCCCTCAATTGGATCTTTAGTTAATTGCTCAAGTTCTTTTGCTAATCTTAGTCCTGACATTTTAGTATATTATATCTATATGTCTATGTATATGTTTATCTATAATAATATATTTTCAATTTTTATAAAGAGACTATCATAATTGAAAATATATTAATATAAAACAATATACAGTAATAATAATATAAAATGGCATCTAAAGTAACTTCTATTACTACCCTTGATCAAATCCCTACAAATGGTAATGTAGTTATTGATTTTTATGCCGATTGGTGTGGACCTTGTAAAAAATTATCTCCCGAATTTGCAAGATTATCTACTGAATATGAAACTATTACTTTTTTAAAAGTAAATACAGATGAAGCAGAAGAATTAGCTAAACATTATGATGTATCTGCATTACCGACTATTATCTATATAAAAAATGGTGATCCTATTAGTATGATAAAAGGATTTAACCTTGAAAAAATAGTAAGTGAATTAAATGAACTAAAAAAATGAAAAATAATGTATATAAATTAATATTATTAATAATAAATAAAAATGTCACAAAATTTAACAAGACAAGATGTTGTTAAATTTTTTACTAGAAATAAAAAAACTAAAATTATATTTGAACAAAAAGAATACTTTTGGGATTCATGGAATACAACAAACTTTCCAAATGAACCATTAATTAATAATATATTATCTTGTATTTTATTTGCTACTAATGACTATGTAACCGATGAGCAAATTGAAGAAGTCAAAAATATATTATTAGATAAAAATTTACAACAAAATATATGGAGTAAAAAGAAAATATTTGAATGTATCAATATCAATAATGTAAATAATGATTTTTTCCTATTTTTATGTCAAGAATTTTATATCAATATATTTATTTGTTCTGAACTTGGAATAAAAATGTACTATATAAATGAAGAATTTGATATTCATATTCCAACAATTGTATTAAAATCTAATACTGATGATATTACAAAACAATTATACTATCAAATAATTTATCTAGAAAATAAATTAATAAAACAAGAAGAAATTATGTTATTTTTAAATTATCCTGATAAGTTTATTATTGGTATTAATAAAAATAAAAAATTAATAATTAAAAATTATTCACTGGTAGATAATGATGATGATATTGTTCATATGTATAATCGTAGAGAATTAGATAAAGAAATAGAATCAAATAGTGAAGATGAAAAATTATATAATGAATTTGAAGAAATATAAAAAATATATATATTATAGATATAGATAATTATGAGTTATATATTACTTCCATATTTTAAAAATAATCCAAAAACAGATTCTTATTTTACAATAAATACTCAAGCATCAAGTACATATACTCTTGTAATTAGTCACAATGATATATTTAATAATTCAACTAAATTTTTAACAGAATTATACAATACAACAATATATGTATATAATAATCTAAATTTAGGAACATTTAAAATACTTAATCTTGTAAATAATAATAATAAATCATATACAATTAATATTAAATTAGATTATATCCCATCATTTTTAGATAATTCATTATGTGTATTATCTACAGTAATAGCACCATCTTCAATTAATCGTAAATTTACACGATTACCATCAATTATTGATCGTAAAAAAGGATTTTTTAGTTTAAGTGATAGTAATACAATAATTATTAATAAAGAATCTTTATCAACAGATGATACATTATTTATTTATATATTAGCTACTAATAATAATTTTAGTATATTAAATGAAAATACATCTATATCATATTTAATTAAAAATATTGAAATTGATTTAAGTAATACAAATAATAATTATTTTGAATTTGATGCAAATTTACCAATCTTTTCATTAATTGAAAATGAAGAATATATATTTGTATTATCTGAGTATAATAATATTAAAAATGATAATAAATTTTTTTACAACCCAGTGCATACACCTTCAAAATCAATAATTCCAGTAATTCCAAGTGAACCTCCTAGTATATCAGTTGAATTAATAAATTCAGTTATATTAACTTATAATATAGATAATAATTTTGTAAATAATGGAAATTTTTCATTTGAATCACCAAATCCAAATATTGTAGATTTATATTCAAATATTCCAATTATAGAAAATTTTAATACACCAAATATTACTCCTAGTAATTCAGATAGTATATTAAATAAATATACGACTTTTTTTAGTTCAATATTTAATGATATATCAAATAATACTAAAAAATTATCAACTAAATATATTATTAATAATACAATTACACCTGATGTATTACCACATATTCCAATAATTAAAGGTAATAAATATACATTTACTTTAAATACAGTTGATATATTTAATAAAGGAATTAACTTTATTAAACAAAATAGTTTATTATATTTAACAAATGGTAAAAATACATCACTAATTGCTACAAATACAATACCTACATATTCAGAAAGTGTAGGCAATGATGTAATTAAATGTAATATATTATATAATAATCCGTTGTCTACATTATCAAACAAGTCTAATTATGTATTATCATCTTTACCAATACCTCCATATATAAATTTAATATATAAAAATAATTATAATATAGGAAATACAATTGAAAATGGATGTTTTACAAAATTAATTGATACTAAATTTCCCCAAATTATTTTAAGTAATATAGATAGTATATTTAATCGTAGTATATTATCATTTAATAATATTTTATATACAATAAAAGGAAACACAAATGTATATTTAAATATATTAAATGTTGATTATTCTTTATTATGTAGTTTACAAATAAATAATATAATTCCTGAGACACATCAAACAATAATTGAATATTTAATTATTAATGGCAATGATAATTTTTTAAATAAATTATCATCTAATACACAATATATTTTTACATTATATTCACCATCTGATTTTTTAGGTGAGGATGGTATTATAAATACTACATATAATATGAAAAATTACCTAACTGATTTAAATAATTTAATTCAAGGTGCAAAAATATCAATAAATAATTCACATTTATTATATTTAAATAATCATAATTTACTTGTTGCAAATAGTATAATGGAAGATGTTTCAAATCAATCAACAATATTATTAAATTTACCATTAACTCCATATATAAATGAGGTAATAGATGCATTATTAACCAATACATATAATGCATTAAAAAAAGCTATGGAATTTGATCCAAAAAATCCATCATTTATTATAATAAATAATAAATTAAATACCATGTTACCAAATCCAATAATATATATTATATTGAATAATGCAGTTACTAATATAATGAATACAAATAAAAATTTAACTGATATAAAAGATATACAAAATATACATAATTGTGATTTAAAACTAACTCAAATTATAAATAATTTTAATTTAACTAAAATATTAAATAAAAATGATGTAACTATATTAATTAATATGTTATCTAATATAATATTAGATAATAATACTACTATTAATAATATTATTTATTTAATAAAAGCACAAAAAATATTAGAATTACTTTTACCTATTACAATTTCTGTACATACACCAACAACAGAACATATGATAAATGTGAATAAAAAGAGAGTACTTGAAAATTTTTCAAATAATCTATCAAGTTTGCATGGATATTCAAAATTTATATTTTCTTTAATTATTTTCTCAATATTAATAACAATATTAATAACAATGTCAAGAAAATAATGACTTAAACTATCTTTATTATAAATTATAAAAATGACTGATGTAAACAAGATCCGTAATGATGTTAAAGTAATCCAATTATTAGCAAATACCGAATTATGCACAAATTTATTAAAAGAAGATAAAAATAAATATTTTGAACACATGAGAGAATTATATCCTGATTTTGCTCAAAAATATATTGGATTATTCAAAAAAATTATATATAAAGAAGATCTAGCTATGTTAGATGTATTTTTAAATCAAATAGAAGAATTAGAAAAAGGTACATCAACTGAGAAAGATATTACTGCTAATATAGGTGAAACATTAGCGGAGAAATATTTATATCCAGTATTAGGTAAACCTGAAACAAAAACGGAAAAACAACCAGAATTTGTTACCAAATAAATAAATTATATAAAATAATTAGAATGACAATTTATTTTTTTCATCAAGTAAAGATTCAAATAATTTAATAGATTTATTTAATTCTTTATCTTTTATTTTCTTCAATTCATCATAATCTTTTGATGATAAAACTAAATTATTAGCGATCCAATTATCAGAATTATTTTGTTGTACTACTAATTGTGAATGATATTCATCACCATAATAATTCTGACTATTAATAAAATTACGCATTTTATTTCTAACAATATATTCTTCTTGCATTAAGATTCTATTAATTACATTTACTGTAAAAATATAATCAGTTGGTAAATTCATATTAAGAGATATATATTTTTTAGATAATTCATATTTAATATTATTATCAAGATAATTCTTACATACAATATATCTTTCACCTCTTGACATATATGATAATTCAGGACGATAAATATATACTTGTTCAAATATATTAGATAATAAAAATAATAAATGGATTGATGGTGCATGAATTAATTCTTTTACTTTAATAATCAAACTACCACCTTTCTCTAATAATTCAATATTATTCATAAATTTAGTTATTTTTCTACTAATTTCTAATTCAGTCGTTTCAAATAAAATTTCATTTAATAAACACAAGTGTGTCATTTTCTTATTATTAACTACATCTAATTTACTATACTTTTTTAATTTATTAAAAACTGATTTTAACGTATCATCATTCGTATTAACTTTGGATTCTATTAGATCAAACGCTAATAGAATTTCCCATAATTGCAAAAAGTTATTATCAACCTCTTCTCCAAAGTATTTTGCTGCAATGGTATTAATATTTTTATCATAACTAACATCTGATGTTAAATTTTCCATAATATAATAAAATTTTTTTCCAACATTTTCAGGTGCCAATAATAATTTAAAAATACTGTCATTTGTTTGGACTTGAAAATAATTATATCCAATCGTATGTAATGGTTTTGGATATAAGTCAGTTGATTTTACTGTTGTTAATAAATTTTCTTTAGAAAGTACAGGTAAGGGGAAGATGCGCATATTATTATATGATAATATTATTTTGTTCTTATTTATTTAATTTTCATTTTTTATAATATATAAATATGTCATTCGAACATAAATATTTAAAATATAATAATAAATATTTAGGATATAAAAATATAATTTCTAATTTAATAGGTGGTGCAGGTGGTGCAGGTGGTGCAGGTGGTGCAGGTGGTGGTGCAGGTGGTGG